CTCCAGCTTTTGATATGTCAGATGCACCAATGTTGCAAAGACAACTTCCAGAAAAAGTTTTAAATGATCTTGAACTTTTTTTAAATGATATTCAGCTTGATATAGACACAGCAAAAAAAGAATAAGAGGGGATAACTGGCTTAGATTTGAGTTTTTCCTAGCAACAGAACTTTGCAAAACAGTACAAGAACTCAGAATGAATATGACTGAGGCAGAGCTTATATATTGGGCTGGATATTATGAAATTAAAACTGAGGAAGAAAAAAGGGCATTGCAACGACAAAAACGCAATTCAAGGTAATATAGAGTAAAGGTTTTTTTTATTTGTGGCAGAAGCAGTCGTTAGGTTAAAAGTTGATGCTACAAATGCCAAGAAGGCTTTGGCTGGTGTTCAAGCAAGGACAGAAAAACTACAGGGAGCTTTTGGTGGTCTTAGAACAGCTATTGCTGGAATTGGTATCACACTGTTAGCAAAGCAAGCAGTTCAAGTATCATCTAATTTTGACAAATTAAATGTACGGCTTGGTTTATTAACAAAAGCATCTGGAACTTTTGCAAAATCACAACAAATCGCAGCAGATGCACAGAAAGCTTTTGGTTTAAGCTCAACTGAAGCTCTTGAAGGTATAACAGATATTACAGCAAGATTAGCTCCTTTAGGTGTTGGTGTTGAAGATATTAAAAGCACATTTTTTGGATTTAATACTGCCGCTAAATTAGCTGGAGCATCTACTATAGAGGCTTCAAATGCTTTTAGGCAGTTAGCACAGGCTCTTGGGTCAGGAAGGCTTGCTGGTGATGAATTTAGGAGTATATCTGAACAAATACCGACTTTATTACAACCTATAGCAAATGAATTAAATGTGCCTATCGGAAAACTTAAAGAACTAGCTGCTGAAGGTAAGTTAACAAGCGAAGTTGTTTTGAGAGCTTTAAGGCAAATTGAGACAGAAGGTGCGGCTTCTCTAAAAGAGTTAGTTGCAAATGACCCCACTCAAATATTTAAAAATTTCAGTAATGCAACAGAAGATTTATCAAAAGCATTTGGTAAGGAATTAAGACCAGCAGTTGAGGCAACTACAAAACTATTAACTGAATTTATTACAAAATTAACAAAATTTATTGAATCTGATGCTGGTAGGGCGGCTTTACTTTTAACTGCTATAGCAGCAAGTATAAAAGCTATTGCTTTTGCTGCTCCACTAGCAGGGGCGGCTCTTGCCGCTTTAACTATTAAAGTAGGAGCTTTAAAAATTGCTGTGTTAGGTTTGTCTGGTGCGATAGCTGCCACTGGAATAGGTGCTTTTGTTATAGCTCTTGGGGCTTTAACAACACAGATAATTAAAACAAGAAGAGAACAAAAAGAATTAAATGATGCGATAGTTGAAGGCTCTGGTGAAGAGGTCGCAAAAGCACTTGAAAAACAAGAGAGTGTTTTAGCAAAAATTAATGAAAGATTAATTAATGCAAACGGCAGAACTAAAAAAAATCTTGAGGAAAAGAAAAAAGAAGTTGAACTAGACATAAAAATGCTCGAAGGTAGAAATAAAACTCTTGAATCAGACAAACTAATAAATGAAAAATTAAA